AAACCTAATCCAAGCTATCCTTGGGCTGGCACAGAAAGAAAAGCTTACGATGCAGCCGTACAAAGAGGTGATGACGCGGTTGTAGCTCACTTCCAAGCTATAGATAGAATGAGAAAAGGACAAAACGATTTTTATGATAAGTACTCTAAGTTAAAAACACCTGAAGAAAGAGAGGCTTTTAAAAGAGATGCCATAAGAGGTAATATGTCTAAATACTCTGTACAGCAAGCTATAGACTTTAAAGGTAGCTTGCACAGGGCTATAATGGATGACACAGTAATAAGATCAGGTGGAGCCTTTAGTAAATACGTACTCAAAGATCCACTAACTGCTACACAAGGTGGGTCTAGTTCGCAACCACCTTCTAATGAACAGAGTGGAGGTGGTAGCTCTGGAATCAGCAGTGGTAGCACTGGAGGATCACAAGCTGCTGCAGAATCTGAGCAATATGATGATATGACTGTAGAAGAAAGAGCAGATGCTGTTGAAGAAGCGACAGGAGTTGAGGTATCAGGTCAACAAACTTCTGCAGGTGCAGGTCTTTCTGATCCAGAAACTGGTGATACCACATCGTCTAGTGCAGGACCATTTAATAAAGGTGGACTAGCAAGTAAGACTAAAAAGAAGAAAAGTAAAAACTAATTCCATATAACTATAAGGCTACCCAGCTACGGCTGGCCCCAACATAAGGAGAAAACAAATGGCTGAAGTAGAACAAGTAGAGGTACATTCCGCATCTCATTCACGTAACCAAGCAAGGATCGATAAAGACGAAGCAGAGCTACGTGAGATATTAAAAGAAGCAGGGTATGCACAGGAAGATGAAACCCAAGAAGAAACTGCTGAAGCTAAACCCGATAGCAAAGAGCCTGAAGCTAAACCAGTTCAAGCAGAGGGTGATACCAAACAAAAAGAAGAACCCAAAGCAGAAACACAAGAAGCAGATGACGATGATGCAGACCTAAGTGCTGAAGAGAAGACTTTCAAGCAACGCTACGGTGACATCAGGCGGCATATGAAAGACAAAGAACAAGAGTGGAAACTCAGGTTCGAGAAGCTAGAGTCACAGCTAGAGTCTGCTACTAAGAATGAACTTGTACTTCCTAAGTCAGACGAAGAGATAGAAGCTTGGTCTAAGAAGTACCCTGATGTAGCAGGTATCGTTGAAGCTATAGCTGACAAGAAAGCACAAGAGCGTTCATCAGATATAGACAAGCGTTTAAAAGAAGTAGAAGAGCTACGTATTACAGCAAAGCGTGAAAAGGCTGAAGCTGAATTAGCTGCACTACATCCTGACTTTAATAATATTCGTGCTGATGATGTGTTCCATGAATGGGCTAAAGAACAGCCTAAGTGGGTACAAGATGCACTATATGAAAATGTAGATGATGCTAAATCTGTAGCTCGTGTCATAGACTTGTATAAGGTTGACAAAGGTATAACAACTAAAAAAGCATCTGCCCCAGACAAAGGTGCAGCATCATCAATAAAGACTAAACGTAATACTACACCTGAACACGATGAAACATCAAAGATTTTGCGTGAATCTCAGGTAGCTAATATGACAATAAAAGAATACGAAAAGCGTCAGGCAGAAATAATGGATGCTCAACGTTCAGGAAACTTTATTTATGATATGTCAAGAAAGTAGTTGACAAAACAAAATTCATAAGTAAAACTATAGTATATACACCATAATTAGTGTGTATGCTTTAACAAGCACTAGCCACAAAAAGACTTACCTCAAAGTATAGGCCCAGTTCAGATAGGTTGGCCGACGTATCTTTAAACTGACTACCCTAAAACCAAGAGCCTCTTTATAGTGGATATGTAGTGTCTATTCTCACGCCATATCTATAAAGGAGATTTAACTATGGCTATAGCAGTTGCCTCTGGCAAAAGCGGATTTGACGGTAATTTCAGCCCGATAATCTATTCCAAACAAGCACAGATTGCTCTAAGAAAAGCATCTGTTGCAAACGCAATCACTAACAACTCCTACTTCGGAGACATTGCAAACCAAGGTGATGTAGTTCGCATTCAGAAAGAGCCTGACGTAACAGTCAACGCTTTGGAGCGTAAAACTGCAATCAGCGTAGAAGACTTAGATGACTCTGAGTTTTCACTAACCATTGACAAAGCTAACTATTTTGCTTTTAAGATGGATGACATCGAAGATCAATTCGCATCAGTTGATTTCGTTAGCCTAGCTGCAGACAGAGCAGCATACAAAATGGCTGACGCAATGGATGCAGACTTGCTTCAGTATATGTCAGGTCACTCTGGTGCAGGTGCAATCACTACCACAGTTTCAGGTACAGCACAGCACCCAACAGCAAACCAGCTAAATGGTGAATTTCTAAAAGCTAACCGTTTAGATGCGTCTGACATTGGACACATCACAACATCAGCTTCTTCAAGTACAACTGGTGACTCCATTCCTCTAGCTGCACGTCTTCCAGGTGCAACAGCGTTGTCTACATCTGTGACATCTCCGTTGACTGTGATTGCACGTATGGCTCGTCAGATGGATACAGCAAATGTTGACTCACGAGGCAGATGGTTAGTTGTGGACCCTGTGTTCATGGAAATCTTAAAAGACGAAGATTCACGTCTATTAAATGCTGACTACGGTGGAGCAGGTCTACAAAATGGACTAGCTGTTAACAACTTACACGGCTTCAGACTTTATGTATCTAACAACTTACCTGCTAAAGGTACAGGTGCAGGTACATCAGGTGCGACTGCCCAAGACGATCATTACGGTGTTATCTTGGCTGGTCAGGAAGATGCGGTTGCTTCTGCAGAGCAGATCAACAAAGTTGAAAACTACCGTGATCCAGACTCATTTGCAGACATTGTACGTGGTATGCATCTATACGGTCGCAAAATCTTGCGTCCTCAAGCATTAGTATCAGCTATCTACAACGCTGCTTAATACTAAATATACTGTTGGGCTGGCTTTGTCAATAGCTGGCCCTTCAGCTTATCTAACAGTAGGATAACTTTATGGCTACGTATGTAAATCTTGTAAACGAAGTACTTCGGAGAGTAAATGAAGTACAGCTAGACACAGGCGGCAATGGCTTCTCTGATGTACGTAACCTACAAGCGTTAGCTAAAGATGCTGTAAACGCTAGTATACGTGAGATATTACAGACATCTCAAGAGTGGCCTTTCACTATAATTACTCATGTACAAACTCTTGTTGCAGGTACAGGTACTTATAGCTTTCCTAATGACTTCTCTAAAGTTGATTGGGATACATTTTATATTAAACAGTTAACAAGCAAAGGTAATGATCCTGAAAGATTACCTGTAATTAACTTCAATGATTATATTAGGATGTATCGTAGTTCCGAAGATACTGGCGGTACAAGTGGTAGATCCACTCCTTCTATAGTTTACCAAACGCAAGAAACCAAGTTTGGCGTTACTCCATTACCAGACGATGCATATGAGATAGAATATCGCTACTGGTATTTTCCTAATGATTTAGTTAGCTTTAATGACACAAGTATCATACCTGATAGATTTAATAATGTTATTATAGATGGTGCAGTAATGTACCTTATGAGATTTAGAGCCAATGAGCAAAGTGCATCTATACATCAAAAGAAGTTTGAAGATGGTATAGACTCAATGAGAAGAATATTACTAGACTCACCTATGTATGTATCATCTACAGTTCTTTCAGGAAAGTATTTCAATACTAATACAGGCACTAAGTAATGGCAGATAATCTGCGTACATTTGCAACCGCCTGTCAGGGTGGCCTAGTACTAAACCTAGATCCGTTATCTCAAGGAAGTGAAGGTTCTGGTAGTGCTATAAGAATGATAAACTACGAACCTGCTTTACAAGGTGGGTATAGAAGAATAAGTGGTTTCTCTAATTCTTACGGTGAACTTACAGGTTTAGCTAACTCACCTGTACTAGGCGTACATGTAGCAGCAGATATAAACCAAGGAATATTTGGATGTAGAAGACCTACTACAGGTAACAACTACTTTCATTGGTACAATCATTATTACACAGTAGCAGTTACTTCAGGTACAGGGTCTAACTTTACTGTAGGAGAAACAATCACTGCAGTAGTAAGTGGATCAGACAATACTGTAGTACCAATCTCTGCTACCGTTATATCGAAGACTGCCAACGCAATAGTTTTAAACTTTGGCAAACTACCTAGCGCAGTATTTAGTGTAGGTAATGTCATAACTGGTGGAACATCAACTACTGTTTCCGCAATAACAAGTGCTCCTGTCGTTTTAGGTTGGCAGGCAGTAACTACTTCAGGTTCACCCAATACCACTACAGTAACTAAGATACGCTTTGAGAACTTTAATTGGGGTGCTCCAAAGTTTGTACTGGTTGATGGGGTTAATCCTGCAGCTACCTGGGATGGAACAACATATACACAACTAACTACAGGTAATGTACCAACAAAGCCCAGTTTAGCTGCAGCATTTAACAATCATTTATTTTTAGCAGGAGATAGCACAGAGCCTTTCAACTTATACTTTAGCGCACCTGTTGCTGAAACAGACTGGACACCTGCTAGTGGTGCTGGTGTTATCAACGTAGGTTTTAAGATTATACAGGTTAAAGCCTTTCGTGATCAACTATTTATCTTTGGTTCTAATAACATAAAAAGATTAGTTGGTACTAACATAGCTAACTTTGAACTACAGACAGTCACATCTAACTTAGGTTGCGTAGCTCCAGATACAGTAATAGAGTTTAACGGTGATGTACTTTTCTTAGCACCAGACGGTGTGCGTCCTATTACTGGTACAGATCGTATTGGCGATATTGAGCTTGCTACTTTATCTA